GTTTAATTGTTTCCATGATTCATAAACTCTGGTTCAGGACGATTTGTCCAGGTCATTTGTTTTCCTTCAGATGCCCAAAGTAATTGTTTTGCTTTATAATAACGTCTATATTTTTCTACGTCAGTTAAGTTTTGCGCATAACGAATGCGTTCTGGCATTGCAAGTGCAAACTTCAGCGGCGGGGTATATTCTCCTAATACTGTGTAATTAATAAAATTAACTACAATGGAGGTACTATTATGAGGAAGGAGATTAGGAAATCGATACAGTCTTTCATCAGCTAAAGATAAAGCTAATTGTGTTAACCATTTACAATTATTTAAATCATCCATTGCCCACATAACACATGGATGAGATAATTGTAATGGTTTATAAAATTGATTTAAATGTGCATAGGCAACCCATTTTCGTGCAGCAGAAGATAAAATTTGAGCTGACTCAAGAATCATCTTATTGATATGTTGATCACAATGATGTTGTGCTGCAATAACTGGATTAGTATCTAATACAAAGATATTCATGCTTGAGTACCTCGATGTTTTTGGGCGAGTCTCCATGCTAATGATGCTTTCAAAAAGGCCAACTTTGTGGGATAGGTGCGAGGATCTTTCGGTTCTTCCAAAGGCGCTTTTTGAACAATCGCAGAGATATTCGCTTCTTCGATTGTATCATCATCATCGAGGATTTGAAATGTTGTCTTGCCTTTGTCGATACCAAGAAATGACTGTTGACGATCAATAGCTCTTCGGAGAGTTGAGAATAAACGTTGAGAAAAGATTGATCCAATGGGAATAGTTTGTTCACAGTGTTCGAGAAGTTCTTTAATGTCTTTGAGCTGGATGCTAAATAATCCAATATCTGTTGAGCATGCAATGATGATTTGTTTCCAGTATTCATCTAATGGTACCTGTTTTCCTTGTACTTCAGTTTTAGACTCAGGAAAAGAACCTGCTTCAGATGCCCATTCTGCCAATGGATTTGCATAAGATGATGGTTCTTTAAATGGATTCTTAATAAGTTTTTCTAGTGCAGCTTCGCGTCGCACTAGGCGCACAGAGTGCGAATAATCTACATATCCATCAATAAAATCTTGATATGCTTTACGCCAAGCTTCTATCCAATGATGGACATTGAGAAGTCCTTTTGTTTCGGGGGATACAACCACGGAAGGAAACACTACATGAGGATTAGTAACACTATTGAGTTTAATAACAGTATTGGCGAGAGATTCCATGTGTGTTGCAACAATGGAATTAGTTAGATCATGACGGAAAACAGATACACGGAAATCGACATGATCACTGCTTTTTAACAATGCAATGAATAAGAGATATGAATCAGTGGGAGTTAGTTCGTGAGCTGCCCACTTACCTAAATAACCGAGAAGTCGTTTCTGAGGAACATCAAAGATTGGATGATGTGATTCTCTAGATTGAAGACTGATTGGAAAATGTTCGACCGTAAATGTAATGCCTGAATAGGCGCATAAAACTTTGGCCATTTGGTTGTTTCCAAGTTAGATATTTAATAGTTGGTTATGTCGTTTCCAAATGTATTTATATTCATGAATACAATAGTCACGAATAGAACAGAGATAGAGATACATTGTCTTATTTAAGTTTTTCTCTCCTATTTCGTAATAGATTACATGATTGAGAAGTTGAACTGCAAGCCAAAGTTTTTGATCATTTTGTTCATTAAAGGCTTCAGTAATGATTTCAACAGTAGTTTGACCTTTACAATTTAATGTAATTAATTTATTAGTCCAGTACATAGTGATTCCTTATTTAAGTTTTAGAAACTTAGCTACAATATTGAGATCTCTTACTTTACCTTGTATAAGTAATTGAGTTTCTTCAGCTCGCATTAATGTTTCAGTTTCAATAATTGCTTGTTCTGAAGAAACAATTCTTTGATTTTCATTGAGAATGTTTGGGTAGAGTTCAATAATTTGAGTAATGATAAGGACTTTATATTGTGCTGACATTAAGTTTTCCTTTCTTTAAGGTCTGCGGCGATCTGAGCCATCATATCTGAATCATCTAAATCTAACTCTAATCGTTGTTCCAAGGTTTTCCGCGGCGATGGAGTGTATGAACCATCAATAAGACCAGAGTCTGCTTTGAGAACCACGAGTTGTAATTTCTTTTTTGTAGCAGCTTCTTCTAGAATCTTATCATCTAGTTTGGAAATTAAAAGTTTGATTTCAGAAAGATAGAGATATGGTCTATATTGGACTAGGTTGTTCATAATCCTTTAAGATCCTGAATGATTCTGATAAAAATTGCAAGAATGATTCCAATACACATTCCAGCAAAAAGAGTGCCAAGATCAAGAATTGGTTCACAGTTCATTATAGTTCCTTTCAATTCTGCATACATGGATGATACATACACCAAATTGTCCAATGGATTATATACATATTTCCAAAGTCATCCATACCAAATAATTGCATAGATTCATTGTCATAGTAATACATATGTGGATCTGTGAGAATCATTTCCTTGTCCTTTCATCGAACGGTTCAAGAAGATCACGAAGCTCCTCTGCATTTGCAATCCATAACTTACATAAGGCTGTAATTTGTTCATTTGTTGCAGCAGGATCATTTGCTTGAATAAAAGTCTTAATTTTATTTTCTTCAGTACTAAATACTTGTTGACGTAAAGTAATAAGACGTTCAAGTTCTGCTTGTTGAGACTTAGACCAAATAGTTCGGACAGTAGGATCAGTCATGTTGATTCCCAGCGGTTAAATTCAGTATAATAGAAGCGAATATTATTTGTTTCTTGATATTTAATTTCTCCTACAATGTGAGTTGCATATTCTTGAATTGGATATAATTTTTGTTGTTCGATAAGTTCTTTGTCAATGAAATGTGCAAATGGTGCAATCCACAGTTCACGAATACACCCCATAGCTGGAATTGAGATTTTAGTAACATCATTCATGAATCACTCCAATGTGGTTTGGTTGTTAGATTTGTTGGTTTGCAAGGAGAATCAATAATAATAATTCGTAAAGAACCTCTTTCATCTTCTTCAATTGCTGGTTCTTGTTCTGACCAAACAGTTCCAGAACTCCAACAAGGATCATCAGCTTTAAGTCTTTCTAATGTTGCTTGTGACTTAAGATGTATACCAGCTAGAGTAATTACATGATATGTTGTACGATATTTACTCATTCTTCTGATCCTTGTTAAAATGAACCTAAGAAAAATTGACGTTCAGATGCCCAACCATGAAAATCATTACGATCTTCAATATAACGTTCAAGACCCCATTGTTGTGTCCATACAGCAAGTTGAAAACTGTTAGCAATTGGATCAAACTGTTTCCAAAAACGAAAAGTTAAAATTGCTTGTGTTTCAGAAGACGTAAGATTCTTTGAAGCTTCATCAAACGTTTGATAAATCATGTTAATTCCTTAAAGATTGGTGCCAGTAATCGGACTCGAACCGATAAAGCTTTTCAGCCGACAGATTTTAAGTCTGTTGTGTTTACCAATTTCACCATACTGGCAGATTGAATTACGCGTATAATTGGAATTCCCAAGAACTCCCATTAAATGTTGCTATACCATTTTCATAGGTAAACAACACAGTATAGGTAGTTTTGGGAAATGCTCCTGAAGAAAGAATTTCATGCCGAAGTAGATTACCACAATAAATAAAAAATGTATTCATGATATATTTCCTCAGTTATAGTATCCAAAGTTGTTGTGCATTATGTTCTGCACAATGATCATGAAGCATTTGAAGTACTTTTTCTTGATCTTCTTCATAGAATAATTCAGGCCAAGTTTGTTTATCTTTGAGATACACAAGGCAAAATGCTTGACCAGCTCTGCAATGTGTATATTGTTTTCGTGCAAACCAAACAGCACGTTTGATTTCAGATCGAGTATGGAACATTTCCTTGAGTTTGTATGTACTCATGACAATTTAATTCCTTGTCCAATTGCGAATTTCCATGCCTTGCATGGGATGATATTCAATCTACGCATTGAGAAATAGATTGAAACAACTTGTTTCATTGAACGACTCATGATTTATTCAAGCTCCTTCAGTTCATTGATGAGTTGTTTCTTTTCCCAGCGACGATTGTTTCTTGTGATTAATCGTTTGAGAAATTTGATTCCTTCTTGTGCCCAACATTGTTCCCCGTACCAGCCAGTACGTTTGCCAAAGAATTTCAGTGTTCTTTCGCGGGGATAGGAATAGTGAGAATCACTCATTCAATACTCCATTGGGTTTCTGCATGGTTTAATGCAGACTTGATCTTTGTTGAGTTCTTTGCCATATTTATATTTACCACAATTCATACATTTGTCGATACCGCCGTTAGCTTCAATTAATTCATCTTCTTCTGTTCTGCACAAATTGCAAGTATCACTACAAAAACCATGATAACAAACATAATTTTCATCATCTTCAGTATTGTAGTTCATAGGAAATCCTTTTAATAAATGATTATCGGTTTCACTTGCGCAGCTAATGCATTATCTTTACAAAACTGTCTTGCATTCTTCTGCAACGCGAACGGTCCAACTGTTTTGGTATCCATCAATCCCAAAGTAATCACAACTCGGTAAACCTTTACCGCATTGATTACCATTGTTTGAATGTGATATTCACGTGAGTTCATTTCATTTCTCTAAATTGAGATTTGATTTCTGAGAAGTTTTACCGCCTTCGGCACATCCTATTGTCCTGTTAGGCTAACACATTCTCGCAGGGGTGTCAAGTACTCTGTATCATTGAATCTCCCAGTGTGTCCTACTTTATTTAGCCCCTTTTAAAATTCTTAAAAACAAAACTTTTAAAAGATACCAGTATCACATAACTTATATGATGCTAGTATGAATTAAGAGCTTTGTATGAATTAGGCACTGCGTGCGGGAAATGGTGTGTGCGGGGCAGTTAGACTAACAGGATAACAGGATAACAGGATAAGAGCTGAAACTTATCAAAATCCTGTAATTCCATCCCATCCCATATACATTAGAAACATGTCAGACATTGTAGCATCTGAATCCCAGCCAACTAAGGAATCATAGAATGCATACATAAATGCTTTGTTCATAATTTACTCCCGTTGAAAAACACATTGGAAACTGTACCTTTGTGAGATACAGTTATCCGATGCATTTTACAGAGCATCCAGCGATTCGAATTCCTTGATCATCGTGTCAACCTTGATCTTAACCCGTTGTCCGATCACATCTTCAGCTTCAATGTAATCACACATGGAGCGCAATTGGTGCAATCGAGTGATATCGACCGCCGAATTGCCAGTGATAGCCACGAAAACATCTCCCCACGCTTTGGATTTCTTCGCGAGTTCCTTTTCATCTTCGGTTTGGTATTTCTCAGACAACACCGGAACTGCGATATCTTGGAACTCACCATTCCACCATTCTTTGACCTTCTCCGCACTCAAACGACCCGCGTTGTTTTCCGCTTCCAGATATGCGAGCACCTGCGAAACGCTGATTTCCTCGGTCGAAACTTCCGACTTGTCAGATTCATACAGCGAGCGAATCAACGAATCCTGGAAATCTTCGGCACGCTTGCGGAGATCGGCGGGAAATGCAGCATTGATGCGGTTCACGTCACCATCATCCAGTCGCGGGATGGAAACACAAACCGATTTCTTCCCACTCTTGCTTTTGTAACCCACTTTTGCAAGTCGTTGTTCGTTTCCTTGTTCATCCTTGAAGGGCTTGGATTGCCCAGAAACGAACTCCACAAACGAATGACGGTCAGATACGATACTCATTTTACTATCCTCGTGTCAGATCATGCCAACATCGGCACAATATATAAAGCATATCCCATGCCAAGGCAAATTCAGCAGAAATACAACAGTTTTTATCATAATGTGGAAAATGCGTAACCAAAGTGACACGCCCTGTCAGTCAATAGGGACAAACCCGTACAAAATCCTGTCACATTGTGACGCTCCCTGCATTGTCAATAAGTATTAACCCTAAGTTGTTGTGCCAATACAACGAACTCTTACTTACTGTTACCACTGTTACTGTGTGTGCATGCAAATGAGAATGATTCGTATTACAAATCTTACGGGGGGTAAGAACTTTTTACACTTCTTACATTTTGTTACACGGCTAGACTCCTTTAGATTTTCCTAAACTTTTTCAAATCTACTAAATTCATAAGATTAAGAAATCTTAATAAGATAATCAAGGGAGTCCCCCAGTGATTACAGAGGAGATTGTGATATTATAGGATCATGTTTGGAGAAACCGAATGAACCGCACGAGCGCCGAGGAAAAAGCCATTACTTTGTTGGGTCAAGGATTCTTGCCCGCACAAGTTGCATCGGCCGTTGGCTTAACGATTTCACGAATCTCTCAGCTTGCCTCAGATCCAGAAATTTCGCGCGAGGTTGCGGAGCTGAAGTTTAAATCTTTATCAAAACATAATGAAAGAGATAGTGTTGCTGATGATTTAGAAACACAATTATTGAATAGATTGGTAGAAACAGCTCCATTATTGTTTCGTCCAATGGAGATTGCAAAGATTTATAGTGTTGTAAACGCCGCAAAACGTAGAGGGAGTTCTGCTCCTGATAACACCGCGGCACAAAATCCAGTTGTGCCAATCGTTATGCCAACATTTATTATTAATCATTTCACAAAAAATGTTAATAATCAAATTGTTCAAGCTGGCGACCAACCATTGACTACAATTCAACCCCATGCATTGAGTAAATTACATGGACTATTCGCTGAAAGTACAAAAAGCCTTGAAAGAGGCCGAACTGAAGAAGCTTCAAGAGTTGAAGAAGCAACAATTATTGGTAAATAATAAGCAGAAAGCAGAGACAGTGCTGTTGCGTATTAAACTTGATCTTGCAAAATATGCTGTCGATTGAAGAAAAACTTGAACTTGTGGAAAAACCACAAGAACATCAAGAAGTAAATTTCGAAACACAACAAGTTCATGATGCAGCTAAGAATTCATTAGATTTCTTAGCTGCCTTGGCATTGCCGCTTGTTTTTAAATATCTTTTTCCACAAGTTTTTAAATCGATTTGGTTTTGGCTTCTTGAGAATGTAAATAAGTATAGAGATTTTAGTCAACTTGCTATTGGACTCCCGCGCGGGTTCGGTAAGACAATGCTGATTAAAATCTTTGTGCTTTATTGCATTCTTTTTACAAAGAAACAATTTATTCTTGTAATTTGTGGAACAGAAGGTAAAGCCAAAAACATTGTTGCTGACATCATGGGGATGTTAGATGAACAAAATATTAAAAAAGTTTTTGGCGATTGGAAAATTGGTGCTACTATTGATCGTCAGGACCTTAAGAGATTTGGCTTTCGTGGCCGCACTATTATCCTTATGGCTGCTGGGGCTAATTCTGATATTCGGGGAATTACCTTAGATAATGAGCGTCCTGATGTAATGATTTTTGACGATATTCAAACTAAAGAAGATGCCAAGTCAGAGACAATTAGTGAGGCTTTAGAAGATTGGTTATATTCCACGGCGATGAAAGCAAAGAGTCCTCATGGATGTCTTTTTGTTTTCATCGCTAATATGTATCCAGTTAAGTGGTCACTTCTGCGAAGAATTAAAGCAAATCCTACTTGGGATAAATTTATTGCTGGTGGCATTCTTGCAGATGGAACATCTCTTTGGGAAGAATTACAACCAATTAGACAGTTATTAAAAGAATATGAAAGAGACGTTGCGGCTGGACGCCCCGAAGTTTTTTATGCTGAGGTTCTTAATGATGAAACTGCAACCACTAACTTCCTTCTCGATCTAACTAAAGTTCCTCCAATTCCATATCATAAAGAAGATCTTCATCTTGGAAACTTCATTATTATTGATCCATCAAATGACAAACAGAACTCAGACAGTGTGGCAGTTGGTTATTTTGAGATGCATTTAAATGCTGAATTTATGCCAGCTCCTTGTATGAGAGAAGTAAAATCTGAGCGGATGAGTCCATTAGATACTATTGAAGCTGCATTAAAAATGGCATTTAAATGGAACTGTCCTTTTATTGTTGCTGAATCAAACGCATATCAATATTCTCTTCTGTTCTGGTTTAATTATATTTGTGAACAACGTGGTATTGCTGGTATTCAATTAGCTGATATTTATTCAGGGCAACTTAAAAAGGCTACACGTATTCTTAATATGTTCAAAGCTTTGATAGCTGGGGAACAATTTGTAGACCCAGATTGTCAAGCACTTGTATGGCAAGAAGCCCGTGAGTATAAACCTTTACAGCAAAAGAATGTAGATAATATCCTTGATCTACTTGCTTATGCTCCAAAGGTTTTTGCTGAATATAGAGCTTTTATTGAATCTTCTCTTATTATTGAAACACAAGAACATGAAAAGATTCAAATGCGGTCTGCTGAAGAAATTGCGGGGTTCTAATGGCATCTTCACCTGAAGAACTTGGTCCAACATCAATTGAACCAAAATCTAATGCAACAGTTGATTTAGTTAAAGGCATTGTAAAAGGTAATACTGCTGACCTTTTAGGTCTTCCAGCTGATGTTGCAAATCTTATTAAACAGGCAACTTCAAAGAATTCAGAACCTGCACCAATAGGGTATGGTTCTGCATATTTTAGGAAACTCTTTTTTGGTGAAGGTGCAGTAGAAGATGCATCAATTGTAGAAACCGCTGGATCTATGGTTTCAGCCGGCGGCCTTGCTGGTGCAACTAAGGCAATGATTGTAGGAGCAATTCCTAAACTTGCTTTTGAAGGAATTTCTTCGAAATCCGCTTCAAAGATTCTTACTGAATTAGATAGACTTAATACAAATGAACAAGCAGTTAAGTTCTTTCAGGCCACTGGGCTCTTTAAAGGTGTTGACGATAAAGCTAGAGCTGCGATTTCTGATGCCCCCGCGGTTTTAAATCCTAAAGTATTCTCTAAAGATAGAGATGAACTAGGAAAAGTTCCTATAGTTCTTTCTGGCAATACTCGTTTACGAGATGTTTTATCTCATGCTGAGTTATATAAATTATATCCTCAATTAAAAGAAACAAGAGTTGTTGGGGACGTAAAAATGAGACTTAATGAAGCATCTTTTAATCCTACAAATAATACAATCACTCTTGGTCCACAAGCTTCTTCAGATAAAGCAATGGCTTCATTACTTCATGAAGTACAACATGTAATTCAAGAGCAAGAAAACTTTGTTACAGGTACTAATCCAAATGTTTTAAGAGAATTTAATGCAGTTGAATTAACTCCAAAACGTTTACAAAACCTTCGTAAATTGCGTGAAGAAGGTAATCCAGTTGCTATACGAATCGCGGAGAAGTTGAATGCTGACACACGAAAAGCTTTTGCTGAATATAAAGCAAATCCAGCAGAAGCTGAGGCTAGGTTTACTGAATCTACAATGAAACTTAGCCAATCTGATCTTGAAAAACGAATTGAAGAGATTCTTAAAAATCCTTTGCCTGTGTCCTTCTGGGATAAATAATGGCTGCAAACACACCACTCCAACTATCTAAAAAATCGCAGTCGGCGCTGAAAGAATTCTATTCCCAAGCATTTCGATCATTACAAACTACGTGGAATATTCGTACACGAATGCGAGATATTGATCTTTCATATCTTCGTGAAAATGATTGGACTACTGAAAACGCAAGGGCACGAGTTCTTAATAAACTTGGTGATCCTACTAGATTACAGAATCTCCAAATTCCTATTGTTATGCCACAAGTAGTTTCTGCAGTGGCATATCAAGTTGCAGTATTTTGTTCTCAGTATCCTCTTCTTGAAGTTGTATCGTCCGCGAAATTTGAGAATGAGGCGTTGCAGTTACAATCGGTTTTTGAAGAGAATTCAATTCGCGCCGGTTGGATTAGGCAACTAATTCTATTTCTTTACGATTGTGTTAAATACAATCATTCAGCATTGGAAGTGGATTGGTCAAAGATTTATACTGCGGCAATTGAAACTGATGTAGGATTTAAAGGCGGAAAAGAAGGTGTTCCTAAACAATTAGTTTGGGCAGGAAATGTTTTAAATCGTTGGGATCCATATAATACTTTCTTCGATCATCGTGTCGAGGCGCCGCAAGTTTCAGAGGATGGAGAATTCGCTGGAACCGTAAAACGTGTTTCTAGGATGTTTCTTAAGAAGTTTCTTAATCGTTTAGATAATGGACAGATTGTAAATTATAATGCAGCATTTGAATCTCAAGGCGGTTCAAATGGTGGTGATGAATGTGAACCTTATTATGTCCCTGAATTAAATCCTGAAGCATTAGTTGATTCTACAACAAATGGTGAAGTTACTGATTGGTCTTCTTGGGTTGCTGAAATTGATCGTTCACGTAATGGTTCAATGGTACCAATTCAGTATAAGAATGAATACGATCTTTATACTCTTTATGCTAGACTTATTCCTTCCGACTTTGATATTCGTATTCCATCGTCTAATACACCTCAAGTATTCAAACTTTATATTGTAAATGGTCAAGTTGCAGTGTATTGTGAACGTCAGACCAATGCACACGAAAAAATTCCAGTTCTTTTCGGTCAGGCTGCTGAAGATGGTTTAAGATATCAAACAAAATCTTTAGCAAGTAATGCAAAACCATTTCAAGAAATTGCTACTGGTCTCGCATCATCTGTGATGAGTTCGCGCCGCCGAGCAATTTCTGATCGACTTCTGTACGATCCATCTCGTGTGTCTGAAGCACATATTAATTCTCCGAATCCAGTTGCACGTATTCCAGTTAAACCTGCTGCATATGGTAAGCCATTAAGTGAAGCTGTTTATGCTTTCCCATTTAATGACAATCAAGCAAATATTACACTAGGGGAAATGCAAACTGTCATTCAGATGGCTAATGTATTGAATAATCAAAATCAAGCACGACAAGGTCAATTTGTTAAAGGAAATAAAACTGATTCTCAATGGGATGCAGTTATGGCTGGTGCAACCGCCAAAGATCAAATGACTGCGCTTCTTTTAGAGGCACAAGTTTTTACTCCAATGAAAGAGATTCTGAAGATTAATACACTTCAGTATCAAGGTGAAGCTGCTGTCTTTTCTCCGACCCGTAAAGAAGTTGTTGAGATTGATCCAGTTGCATTACGTAAAGCTGTAATGACATTTAAAGTTACAGATGGTCTTGTTCCTGTTGATAAAGTTATTAATTCTGAGGTTTTACAAGCTGCTTTCCAAGTTATTGGGTCTTCAGAACACTTAAGTATGCAATATAGATTAGGTGAATTATTTAGTTATTTAATGAAAACACAGTCTGCTGATATTAGTGAATTTGAGAAATCTCCTGAACAAGTTGCATATGAGCAAGCACTTAATACTTGGTCCGCCGTTGCTCAAACTGCCGCAGAAAAAGGAATAGATTTCGCAAAATTCCAACCACAACCCAAACCAGCCGATTATGGCTATAATCCAAATGCCGACACCACTTCCCAGCCTGTTCAGCAAGTTCCAGCTTAGTGAAGATGAGATGCTACTTGGTATGGAATTTACTTACATCCAAGAAGCATTTATTCAGAATCAAATGTGTGCTGCCGCTGAACAGCGAATTGCGTTAGATTTTTCAGAAGAATTTTTAAATGATTCACTGAAAAAAGAAGCTGCTTTAACTGGTGAAATTAGAGGTCTTGAGTATCTTCTTGAGATATCTAGATTATCCAGAAAAGCTAAAACCGTTGAATCTTAACTCTCCAGGAGAATTGAATTATGGGTATTATGGATATGTTTCGCTCTGCACCAGTTCAACCGAGTCCAATTCAAGGAAAAACTGGTCCTGGTACAGATGCTAATGGAGTTATCCCTCCAAATACAGAACTTCCTGATCCAAATAAGAACGCAGATGGATCGCCTAAGTCCCCCATGGCAGAATTCCATGATTTGTTTAAACTTCCAGTTGTAGATGAAAAGAACCCCCCGAAAAAATCTGCATTAGATTTTGATTTAGATCCACAGAAGATGATGGAAGCTGCAGGTAAGGTTGATTTTGCCTCGGTACTTCCTGCTGAATTGATGGCTAAGATTAAAGCTGGTGGGGAAGAAGCAGTTGCAGCAAATATTCTGGCCATGAATTTAATTGCACAAAAAACTTATGGACAATCTGCTGTAGCTGCAGCAGCAATTACAAAAGAAGCATTGAAGGCAGCTCGTTCGGAATTTGCAAGTGAGATTCCAGCGATGTTAAAAGCATTAAATCTTGATGCTGGCTTACGTGACAAGAATCCTTTATTTGAGGATCCAGCAGTTGCCCCGATCATTGAGGGTTTGAAAGCCAATATTCTGGAAAAACATCCAGATGCAACACCACAGCAACTTCAACAAATGGCCGAAAAATATGTGGAGAAATTCGCAGAATCTTTCGGTAAAAAACCCGCTGCTTCTAAAACTAAGTCCGGTCCTAAACAAACTGGGGAAGCAGATGATGATTGGGAATCCTTCTTAACTCCTCCTACGCAATAAAGGAATTTACATGTTATCTCAACTTGCTGGGTATCTGGGAGGTTTGCAAAAACCTACAGCATCTGGTGATTGTTTGCTTTTTCCATCTCCTACTGTAATTGCTGTTGATGCTAATGATATCGTCACTGTGGAAAAAATTCACGGTGGTGTTATTCAGTACACTGGCTTTACTGCTGGTAGAACCTTGACAATTGACACTGCCGTAGCTATTATTGCCGCATTTCCAGAAATGGATATTGGTGATAGTATTATGTTCTGTGTATCCATTACTACTGCTTTGGCAGGAACTTGGGTAGCTGCTGCTGGTGTAACTTTGGCAGGTCGTGCAACTGTTTTGGCTAATACTTTCCAGTTAGTTATTCTAACTCGGACTGGGGCTGCCACTATCACGCTGCGTGCGCTGTAAAGGAGAACAATAAATGTCTACTGGCATTTTTACTTCTGCTAATCTTCCTGTTGATTTTGCAAAGAAATCATTTGCAGGAATGATTACTCGGCTTATGCCGATGGGTCAAGCACCGTTGTTTGGTATGACAGCAATGTTGCCTTCTGAAACTGCAGTTCAAACCGAACATGGATTCTTTACGAAAACCATGTTGTTCCCGGAACTCACCTTAGGTGGTGCAGGTATTCCGGGTGCTGCTGATACAGTTTTGATTGTTGTTTCCACAACTAACGTTCTTCCTGGAATGTTAATGCGTGTGGATTCCACTGGCGAACAGATTCTTGTCGATGCAATTCTTTCTGCAACGTCAGTTCGTGTTCAACGTGGAATTGGTACAGTTGCAGCCGCCGCTGCTGGTGCTGGTGTTAAGATTTACCAGACTGGTTCGGCATTTGAAGAAAGTTCGACCCGGCCGAATGCTCTTGTTATTAACCCAGTTCGGATTACCAATCTGACGCAGATTTTGCGTAATACCTGGGCAGTTTCTGATTCGGTAAGAGCTACGCTGGTAATTGCTGGTGAGACGAATGTTGCAGAATCCAAGATGGATGGTGCTGCATTCCACGCAGTTGATATTGAGAAGAATCTGTTTTGGGGCCAAAAGTTCCAAGGCACGAGAAATGGTCAACCGTTCCGTACTATGGATGGTTTGATCAATATCGTTTCAACTCTTTCCAACTATCCTCCGAGCTATGCCGCAGTTAACGTCACAACTGCCGGTGCAACCACCAATTATACGCAACTACAAAATGCGTTGGAACCTTTGTTCAATCAATCAACTGATCCAAAAGTTGGTAATGAACGGGTTCTTTTCGTAGGTGGTGGTGCACGCCGAGTTATCAATGATATTGGACGTCTGAATGGAACGTACCAACTTGTTGATGGAATGACTGGATATGGTTTGCAATTCCAATCGTTCAAAACTGCTCGCGGCACTTTCCGAATGATTGAACATCCGTTGTTCAATTCCAATGCAAGTTGGGCCAAGATGGCTGTTGCAGTTGATCTTTCCACTTTCCGTGTTGCTTATCTTGGCAATCGGAAAACACAACATAAGTATTTCAACAACGATGGGGAGAATGCAACTGACAATGGTATTGACGCACAAGGTGGAACTTACACCTCTGAATTGACTTGTGTTGTTAAGAATCCACCTGCAAATGGTATCATCTTTAATCTAACCGCAGGAACGGCAGGTTAACATGGGAAAAATCGTCTGTCGTTATGAAGGCGATGGTGAAGTCAAACTTCAAGTTGCTTACTTGGGAGAAATTACAAGTGAGCAAACTCTTAAAGAAGGAGATGAACTTGGAGTTGACTTCACTGAAGATGTATTAGTTTCCATCCAGAAACCGGAAGGAGAACCAGAAGATGGCGACTCTACAAGTTAACCCTCCAGGAATGTTAACCACTGATCCAGGTTATATTTCTTCTATTACAATTCGTACTGGTGGATCTCCAACCGTGTTAACACCAAATGGAACTACAGGGCAAGTTGCTGTAGATTCTCCGGCGATTACACATCTTGTGCAAGATGAACGAAAATTTAAATTAATTCAGGGTTAGTACTCCTTCCTGGAGAACCCCGCAGTTTTCTGGTAAGAGTTCTGGGGTAACAAAAAACTCTGACCATTAACCTCTCCAGGAGCTAAAGAATGACTGAAACTACAAATCTTCATCGAGTCTTTAAATCGCGGATCAAGATGAATTCACTCTGCCTACCTAATGGTAGAGTTGTTCGATTCATTGATGGACGAATGCTTACTGATCTTGATGAAGTTATTGCATATTGTGAAGCTGAAATTAAATCTGGGAATCCATTTATTTATATGGATTCTGAAGAAATGGAAGCTGATCCAAAACTAGAAGATCCAAATGAGAAACTTCGTGCACAGATTCGGCGCGAAATTCTTGCTGAGATGGCGGCAACTAATCCGAATAATGATGCAGGAAATACTGAAACACAAAAGTTAACTCCTCAATCTACTAAAGGGATTGCTCCAGTTGCAGCAAGTGGAATGCCTTCTGGATCAGCAATGTTAGCATCAGTTAAAAGTATGCTGACACCAGGTGCATAAATGACTTTATCTGAATTGGTCAGTGGAGTTTATGCGGTCACTAGTCGGCCTGATTTGGTTGCATTAACTGACCAATTTATTAAACAGGCAACACTTAAGTTGCATCAACTAGATTTCTTTTATAAAGATTTATTCGAAACTGGCTTAATTTTCGGTTCACCAGAAACAATTCAACAAGTAGATATTAAATCTTTGATTCCACGATGGAGAGCAAATAAATACCTTAGAAAATCTGATGTTACTGGAGCACTTGGTAATTTTATCGAAGACATTGTAGTTCCTGAAAACTCTCTCGATTCATATAATGTGCTTCGAGAGAATGTTTATTATGTAGCCGGTAATTTGTTAAACATTAGATCTGACTCTGCTTTGCAATATGTCTTATATGGATGTTTTAGGTATCCTGATATTACATCTTTATCTTTTGATTCCTGGATTGCAGTGGATCATCCTTATGCAATTATCAATGATGCTGCATCATCCATTTTCAAACGAACAGGTAAAGATTCTGAAGCTGCAGCGATGAGAACAATTGTTTGGGGCGATGGTAAAAATGATAGAGGACTTGCTGGAGATATAATTATGAGTAACTCTAGGACTACGGGGTATTAAATGAGTGCAACAATTTGGACTCCAGGAGCACTTGGTGACGTTCTTAGTAGTAAATTAGTTAAAGAAATTGCACTGAGTGATATGGTAACACCACTTAGTGCAGCAAATGGACTTGGTTATTTTCGTGTATATGCTCCATTTAGAGTTTTGGCTTTCTATGCTTCATTGTTTGCAGTTTCATCTTCAGGGCTCGTAACAGTAGATATTAATGTTGATACTGTATCAATTTTAACAACAAAGTTATCGATTGATGCTAATGAAAAAGATAATACAAATGCAGCAACTCCGTACGTATTAGTTGGATCACCTACACCTTCTTTCTATGATTTTTCTATAGGTCAGGAAGTTTCTTTTGATTTAGATGCAGGAGGCACCGGCGCCAAAGGTTTGATTCTTTATATGGTTGGTTTTGACTTATGAGTTATCCTAGATTACTTAAAAGTTATAATCTATTAGTAGATCCATTCATTACTGATAATTACTTTCTTGCTCATTACGATTCTAATTTTAATGATTCAGTTTCAGGTCAAGTTGGTACTGTTGCAGGTACACCAACACCAACTTTAGGTGCCCCAGCAATATTTGGAAATGCTGTACAATTCGGCGGTTCTACTGGTAGAGTTTCATATCCAGGAACTGGCTCTAGTGGTCTTTGGTCTGGAGATTTTACTTTTGAATGTCGTCTTAGAGCTGCAGCAATTGGTGGAGGTGTTAATAGATTCCTACTTGGTTCAGATTTAGTAAGTGGCTCATATTTTTGTACTATTAATACAGGTGCTGCTACTGGTGTTTTGTCTGTTTCTTTTAGAGGTAATTCACTTAATACTGGATTTATCCCTGTGGTAGATACTTGGTATGCTTTTGCTGTATGTGTAAATGCTCTTAATGTGGCAAATGGTCTTAAAGTATTTATAGATGGCAATATAGTTGCTCAAGCAGTACCACCAGTTGTTGGTGTAAGTTCTGCAGCATTATTTAGAATTGGTAATGACGCCAATCAAAATCAAGGTTGGAATGGTCAAGTTGATGAAGTAAGAATAACAAGAGCTTTACGTTATTCTGCTAATTATATACCAGCAGTTACACCATTTCCATAATTATGGCACAAGTACCATATCGCGCAAATTTATCTTCTTCGCAGTTTGCACTTACTCAAGCTAAAGCTGGGAGAAGTGTAATTAATCCTGGAGCTGATCAAAATTATGATCGACGTGTAGATCCTCCAGGTGAGGGATTAAAAAACTCTGTAGGTATTCCACAAGCTCTTTACATGGAGAATGTCCTTCCAACTCCAGATGGGTATAGATCTGTTGGAATGCAGGCTATAGTAGATGAAGATATTAATCCAACTCTAGGTTCAATTACTAAAACTATTGTTGTTCCAGTTCCTATTGTAGGAGCATTGGACATTGTAGAACAAATAACAATTCATTTTATTGGTGCAATTGACATTCTTTTTGTTCCAGAATTGTGGTTTCAAAGATTTGTTCCAGACCAAGCCTATAGTAACAATACTACTGGATATGTTAGTAATCCTATTTATCCTGATCATATTTCTTGGGCATTTGTTCAAGGGGTTTTATATATTCACATAATTGGTGACGCCAGTTCTCTTGGTGGAGCCAACCAACTTTTATACAGTGTAGAATATAATCAAGGTACAGATACTTTAGAGTTTACTGATGTAACTGCATCAATAACTGGTGCAGTGTTAAATAACCTTCTTGTTTGTATTCTTGGTTCATACAATTATTTAGTGCTTGTTTATAAACATGAAGTCTTTTGGTCTTCACTTACTAATGCATTAGATTTTACTGCATCTCTTGTATCTGGGGCCGGCCAAGAAGTTCCAACTGCCTTGACTTCACAGATTCGTTGGGCAGTTACGCATCCTGCAGGATTTATTATTTATACTGCCAATAATGCTATTGGTGTTTCTTATACTGGTAATCGTGCCTATCCTTGGAGATTTCGGGAAGTTCCCAATAGTGGTGGTGTATTTGATATAATTTTCCATGCTTCTACTGGAGTTGCTGGAGATGTTAATTCTGTTGCACAGTATGTTTTATCTTCAAATGGACAAATTCAAGCAGTAACTTTAGATAATGCACAAAATATTTTAAGTCAATTATCTGATTATCTTACATATGATGATACATTTGATGCTTGGAATGATTCAATTAATGATGTTGAACTAATTGAATTTCCTTTTGTTAGTGATGTAAGTAATAGAAAAATATTTAAAATCTCTACAATATTAGATAGATATTTATTTATTTCTTATGCAACAGAAACTACATATCCAGCACCTGATACTATTATGTCAGGAAAACCTTTATTCCTTTATTGTTTCGTTTGGGATTCATTATTAGACCGTCTTGGAAAATTAAAAATTGAGCATACTGATGTTTGGTTTGTTGATCAATATATTTATTTTGTTAATGGATCTGATCCAGAACTTAGTCAATTTACATATAAAGTATACACAAGAATGAATCTTCAAGAACCTGGTGGAGAAGTACCAGCAATTGAACATTCTGGTGTTCTCATTCTTGGAAAATTTCAATATGTTCGAGATAGATTGATTACTTTAGAAGAACTTGATATTGAATCTGCTCAAGATACTACATTAGGTTGGACTCTTGCTGGGACTAAAAATTTAACTCTTTTTGTAGATCCTTCATATGATGGAAAGAATTTTGATATCACTCAACGTGTAACTCCATATGTAATATTAGATCAAGGATCATTGATTAAAACTTTGGCTCACGTAACTGGTAAGAGTTTTCGTATTGGTTTTATTGGAGCATTTGATCTTGCATCTATTGAATTAAAATGTCAAATTGAAGGCCATATGTAATCATGGCTAATTCTAATGCAGTTATGCCTTTTGCTGGAAAAGTTAATCCAAAAGATGTACAAGAAACTATTGGGGTTACACAACTTGCTGTAGGTGGAGATATATTTGCTTGGCATCAAACAGTTGGAGGATTAATTTTTCAAGGGGGAAGAGTTCCTGAATTAACTACTGATGGTACTGTAGTTATTCCACTTAATGTACCTTTTCCTCAAAGATGTTTATGGTTGGGTTTAACTGTTACTGGTGGTGGTTCTGGTTTTGCTACAACATTAAATTGGGTTGCTGCATCAAATAATGATGTTACTGTTACTATGCAAACAGAAGGTGCTCTTTCAGAAACTCAACCACTTACTTGGTTTGCTATAGGGATTTAATATGGGAAAGATTAGAGATACTTTTCCTAGATTATCTGAAAACTTTGCTTGGGAAGAGGCTGAGCATACTAATCACAGGAATATTGATAATACTATTCCTGATGAGTTAGAGCAAACAATATTTGAGATTGGGTTAAAAATGGAGAATGTAAGAGCAATATTAAATAAAGAAAAACGTTGCGGTATTCTTGTTTCTTCTTGGTATCGTTGTCCTGAACTTAATATTGCTGTTGGTTCTTCAAATAGATCAGTTCATCCAAAAGGTACGGCAGTTGACTTTATCGCGCCGAAATTTGGAACTCCGAAAGAGATTGTTGCATATCTAATGCTGCAGGATCAAGAACTTCAATACGATCAGTTGATTTATGAAAAAACTTGGGTTCACATTGGTTGGGACCCCGCTGGAAAAAATCGTCTACAAGTCTTAACATTGAATCGTGATAGAACGTATTCTAAAGGACTTGTACCATGAGTGAAGCAGCAACATCGGCAGATATTGATAGACTTATCCAAGAGATTCGTGAACTTCGACACGACATTAAACCTTCTGTGTTATTAGAAGAACGACAAGCAGAACAAGGTAAAAGACTTGGAAGTTTAGAAAATAGAATGGCTGTCGATGAGACTTCAACAATTAAATTAGATAAAAAAGTTGATCAATGGATTAATCGTGGAATTGGTATTTGGTTGGCTGCTCTTGGTATTTTTACCTTAGCCAATGCACCAGCTCTACTCAAATTGGTAGCGAGGTAATTATGGCCTATGAATTAACTGCCGCATCTGCAGCTTCTGGTAATCCATATGTGATCGCAGCCGCGGCAATTATTGATACCGCACGAGCTACAGCAACTCAAACAACTAAGACATCTGGAAGGAAAGTTACTCAGCGAAGTCTTAGCGGCGAGGATTTTGCTGGAATTATTAACCAAATTGTATCTCAAGATAGCGGATTGGCTAAGGGACAATTTGGTGATATCTTTACGAAACAACTTACAAAACGTGCAGTTGGTGCATATGATACTGTAACTGCTCCGACGGTAGAAACAGTCCAACAAAATAGTAAGACTAAACGATCTTATATTTGTACTGAACTTCTCAGACAAGGACAAGTACATCCACTGATTTATGCTGCTGGTGAGGAATCTTTCAATGAGCTTCCACGACATACAAAACTTGGATACTGGGCATTTGCAGAATCCCTCGCCTTACGTATGCAACACTCTAAAGTACTTAGTATTGTTCTTGGCTATATTTTTCGTTCTAGGTATCTTTATATTCTTAGCGGACGATTTAATTTTCCTGGGGCTGTGACTGTTTATGTTGGTCAACCGATTTGTAATCTGATCGGGAGAATTAAATATGGCCGTTAGTATTGATCGTCAACCTGGAATGGATTATTCAGAGCCGTCACCGGCAATTTCTGAATCTTTTAGTGGTGGAATGATTGCTCCAATTGGGAATGCAATCCTTGATATTATTCCATCAAGAACTACTACTACGACAAATAAGTCAGCTCAGACTCAATATTCTGATAATGCTCTAAATGATTTCATTTATCAAATGCTTGCTGGTCAGGGCGGTGTATCTGCAATTGCATCAGAAGAAGCTGCATCTGGTGGATACAAATCTAGTACAAAACAATTAAAGTTTGCTGATCTTTTAGCAACGACCGCCGCAGAGATTGCTAAAGCTAAAGCACCACAAACGAGTTCAGAAACCCAGACAACAAAGAAAAAGAAATCAATTATCTGTACTGTTCTCTATGAGAATGGTTTATTGGATGAAGGATTATATTTTCGCGGGCAAAGACAGTTTTCTGCTCTGCCTGTTGAAACAATTCTTGGCTATCATATTTGGGCAAAATGGGTGGCAAAGAGAATTCCTTCGAATCTAATGATTACAAGGATTGCTCAATTTATTGCCATTCGTAGATATACTTACGTACTATTCGGTCAGTTTTCATTTACTGGCTGGATTTGTGTTAATGTCGGTGAACCAATCTGCAAGGTGATTCATGGACTTACCCGCAATCGTCGCCGCACAGCTTGAAGAAACTCTTCTTTCTGGAAAAAATGTCCAGGAAGCTGTAGCAGGTAATGAGTTTAGAGCTCAAAAACTTCTACAAGGTGTTCAGAGTATTTATGAAACTGTTGCAAAAGATCAAGCAACAGTTAAAGCTGCTGAGATTGCCGCGAAATTAAACACTCAGAGCGCTACTATTCAAGTGGTTCAAGCTATTGGTGCAGATCCTGTAAATCCATCCAATATTCTTGTTGAGTTGGCAGCAAAGAAACAGGCAGCAATTAAGCAAACAAATAAGACTTACGAAGAATTACATCGTCGTGCTGACATTGGCATTACTGATGATTTCATGGGATTCTTATCTGCACAGTTTGGCGGTGTCGCTGAAGCTCGCAGAGATTTTAGAAAGAGTCTTGGAACTTCTCAATTGATTAATTCACAAGTTGCAGAGATCAATAAAATTGTTCTTGAAGCTAGTTCAGTTTATAAAGCTGCAGAAGCTCCAATTACTGCTGCCGCCGCTGAAGCTGCAACAAGATTAGCTGCTTCTGAAGCAAATGCTAACGTCCAAAAAATTGCATTAGAATCTGTAAAGATGAGTACAGAGTCAATGTTACGTGCACAACAGTTAACTAAAGAACAATTATCTTTGCTATTTCAAGCTCAGAATGCTGAAATGGCAGTTGCACAACATAATCTTGCACTTAAGCAATTTAATTTTAGCCGGGAAAAGTTTGAGTGGGATAAAGAAGAACGTAAGATTATTAATGAAGCTCGCCTCGAAGGCAAGCAGATGGAAGAACATGTTCTGGAAAATATTAATGTTGGATATGCTGCATTAGGTTTACCTACAGTTGAGCCGCGCGAAGCTAAATTTATTATTGCCCAATTTAAGGCAGGTAAAGCAGAATTACTTGAAATGTATGATCGTGGGCGTGCAACAAAAGTTACCGGTGTTGCAATGATTGGAACTTCGGCAGCAGACTCAGTTGATGCATTAACTGCTCACCCTGAAGCACAACCTGGTGATTCTAAGATTGCAACTATTAGATTACTCAATGCTGCAAGAAATGCAGTAATGAGTAATCCTAGATACATGAATGAAAAGAATAAGAAAGTTGTTGATAAAGCTATCAATGATATGGCTGATTCATTGATGGAACAACAATATATGAATGTTACAAAGAATCCAGATAATATTTTCTATGTTGGTGATCTGAAACAATATTTAGGTTCTCCTGCTGGTGATCCCCGGCAAATTCCTCCACCTTTTGCAATTGCTATTAGTCCTATTTATACAAAATTTCTTAAACCTTTGACAGACGCAAATGCGGACATGTCTGATCCGAGAATTGTTATGCAAATGGTTATGAAAGGGTTTAAGGACAAGACATTAACTTTTGAAGAAGCTGTTGATATTTCTACTGTTTATCGTCAAGCTGTAATGATTAATCTTCAAGCTAAAGGTCTTACATCACTTGGATTGGTTCCTCCAAAAGCTGGCAGAACTCTTCAAGTTAACATGGGAACTTTTGGTGATAGGATTGATGTTACTGATCCTATTTCTGTATCTAATTGGCTTTCTAAAGAATTGGCTAAATCTGTAAATTATGATGCATTCAATAAGAAAGCTTTAGAATATGGAAGGACGCGCTAAATGGCTGAATTAGCTCGTCACATCCTTGCTGCTGATAATCATAATTATGGCAATATTGGTACGTCCTGGTTAGATCCCGCCAGTTGGGGACAAAAAGTTGGTAATGGTGGTTCACTTATTGCCACATCAATTCTCAGCGGTGCAAACAGTTTTTATAATACTGCAGTTCATGTAGCTAATTGGTTTGGTGCAGATGTCTCCCAAAACAACACTCAAAATTGGATTAGTTCTATTGATTCCGATCTTGGTACATATTATAGACAAAACACTGATGCTGCTGATTTTGGTGGTTTTATTCTGGGGTCGTTAATTCCAGGACTTGGTGGAGTTAAACTTTTTAATGCTGGACAAACTGCATTAAAAGCTGGAACACAATCTGGATTTATTGGTAAAAATCTTTCTTGGGGTACAGGACTTCTGCTTCCCAAAACAGAGCAATATGTTGCTTCTGCTGTAGATGTTATTAATCAATCCCTAAGTGCTCATAAACTTCTCAATGCTCAAACTGCTAAAGCTCTTGGATCTGGACTTTGGCAAAATGTTCTTGAGGCCGCCGCATTTGAAACTGCGGTTCAAGCAACAATGTTTAAATCACCAATCTTGGAGCCACAAGATGGATTTGATATTATTAAGAATATCGCTGTGGGTGGTATTGTCGGTGGTGCTATTGGTGGTGCTTTTAGTGCCGCTAAAACTTTTGGTACATTAAAGCAAGCAATCAAGATTGAAGATGCTGCACGATTGCCTTTTACGTCTCGGCCAAAGTTTGCTGACATTACTGATCCAGTAGAAAGGATTATTATTCTTGCTGAGGATAGTGATCTCACCGCTGTTCCAGTTATGCTTCGTCGTGCAGATGGGACAATTGTTCAGAATAATTATGCAGTAAATAAAACACTTGCTGAACAAAAAATTCAACGAAATAACAATGATATTCGCACTAATATTCATGCAATAACTCCTGAAGATAAAGAACTTGGTAATGTAGTTGCTAATACTTCACAAGGTCTTTCTCATATTCAGATGTTTTCTAATTTTGCTGGTGCTGATGAAATCACCAGAATTAACAAATTATCTCGCGGCGATAAAGCAGTTGCCAAAGCGATTATCAAAGAAGAACCAGATCCTGGATTCTCTAATCGCTACGTAAAGCTCATTGGTGAAGATGCAGGGAATACAATTGCAAATGCACCGACGCTCCGAACACTCGGTGATATCTTTGATTCAAAAGAACAAATTCTTTCTTCAATTCGTAAAGCAGATTTTTCTCTTGAAGAACCTTGGAATCCGTTGCTTAAGATTCCTTCAACAGAACCTCTTTATCTCATTGCTGAGAAAAGACACATTTGGGCACAAGATATTCTGAAGAAAATTAAACCTGGAACTCTTATTGGTGAGTTTGATATTCCAGTTTTGGAACGAGCGCTGAAAGATAACATTTGGGATCAGATTAAAGTTTCTACCACCGCCGGCAATAAAGGATTTAATTCTAAAGCAGAACTTGAACAATATATTCGCGGCACTAAGGAATATGTTGCAGGAAAATTAATGGCCTCAGAGAGTACTGAAGCTATTGGTACGATTACTAATGTTAAACGTTCGTATCTTGAAGGCACAAGAACTAATGATGTTGACGATTTGTTTGCTATGCAATCTACAAATCGTGCGTATCTTAGTACGCTAGAATCAAAAGGTTTATCTAAGAATCTTGATGAAGCAGTTGATCCAAAATATCTTCCCAAGTGGGCTAAAGTAACTTATCGTCTTGATAAACTTCAACCCGATGGCACTATAACCGATGCATTAGTTTTTTATAAACAGAAACAAAAGTTATATGAAGAAGCCGGGAGGAGAATTGGAGCACGTATCTTTGGCAATGATCTTGTTGGTTCTTTGCCTGCCATCTCTGATTCTACCTTGTTTACTGCTTCTCGTACTGGTTCTGGTCCAAGATTAGTTTCTTCAGAGAATGCTAATTATGGTTCTCTTAGTTCTATGATGGCATGGCTTGGTGGGAAGACGAAACAAGGACAAGAATTACTTCGTAAGGATACTCAAGACTTACTTGAAGGTTCATTGATGCGAATGGGTAACAAACCTGAAGCAGCTATTGAATTTGAAGGTGTTAATCAGAAAGTCCTTCGTTCAGGTAAAGATTGGATTTATTATGAAGAAGGTGGACAAGTCGGGTTAATTACAAAAGAGGCACATAAAAAGTTCGGCGGTCCGGATCTTGGTTTAGATGCTGAAGGAAAAGAAATCCTTCTTAGCAAGAAAACGATTGTTGACCTTATCAATGTGCCTGAGAATGAATTAATCTACATTAGAAACATTGAAGCTCGTGATGTGATTAAAGCACACATCTCACGAGAGGGTCAGAGGCGCGGGTATACTTCTGAAATTCGTGCAGCTCAAGGACATACAGATGCAAAAGACACTTCTGTATTTACTCCTATTCGTGCAAACATTTCAGAATATCCTCATTATGCATTTGTAACTGATCCTAAAGTTTCTGGATCTGGTCATGTTTCAATGCTTCATGCGGCTACAGAAAAAGATCTTTCTGCATTGATTGACCGTGTACCTTCAAACTATAAGGTCGTTACTAAAAAGGAATCAGAAGCATTATCTGCTGCTCGTGGGGAACATGAATATTCTCGCGGGTTGCATGAGAATTATATCTCTGCGGATTTGAATAACAAAGGTATTTACTCTAACTTTTTTGCTAAGACCGATCCGCAGAAGATTATTAATGATATTTTGCAACAACATTTACGTTCAGATGATACTTTAGCCCGTGAAACTATGAGGTTAATGTATGAACCACAATTCAATTGGCTTGAAGATCTTGGTACGGCATACTCTCAAGTTGCAACATCGAAATTCGGTTCATTTACAAAGGCTCTTGAGAAAACTCAGGACAATCCATATTTTAACTACATTAAGACTGCATTAGATATTTCTAAGATCAGTGAGTATCCTCTCCTCTATTCTGCAAATAAGTTACTCGATTCTGCTGTTTCTAAAGCAGTCTCTGGAATTAGAAATGTTTGGAACAGTGTTAAGACGCCTGCAGAATTAGATCGTGTCAATGCAGCAATGGATGAGTTTGGAATGAAGCCTGCATTCTTGCCTGCGTATGATGCAGGAATGTATGAGTTATCAAATCATGCTGCACCCCGCGGAGAATTAACAAAATTTGTGCGCGGTGCAAATGCTGTACTTGGTCGCTTTGTTTTAGGTCTTGATCCACTTAATGCACTCAACAATGCTATTGGATCAAACATTCTTAGAGGAACTGAACTCAAACATCTAACAGATGCTATTCGTAAAGGTAACTCAGCAGTCGCTGGAGAGTTAGCAGGTTTAGCAAAAGTTATTGTTCCAGGTACTGTAGATGACATTCTTGCGCCAACTAAACTTGTAAACCAAGCTATTAGAAACTTCTTTAAAGATCAAGATAATGCGCTCATTACTAAGTACAAAAATGCGGGCTATATCAAAGACCGTCTTGAGCAATTCAAACTTATCCTCGACGACTTCACACTCAAAGGAACAGAAACAGTTACAGATCTTAATGGACGAATGTCGAAAGCTTTTGCGAGAGCTAAAAGTCTTGCAGACACGGGCGAGGCATTGACTGGAAATAAATTTGCAGAAGAATTTAACCGCTTCATTTCTGCAAATGTGATGGAACAGATTACTGAACTGGGAATTAAAAATAATTTGCTCTCCAGAGCTGAAGCAGCAACGTATATTAATACATTTGTCAATCGTGTTGAAGGAAACATCATTGCTTCCCAAAGGCCACTTATCTTTCAAGGGCCAATTGGACAGGCCATTGGATTATTCCAATCTTATCAGTTTAATCTCATTCAACAATTATTCCGATACGTCGCGGAAGGAAGTAGGAAAGATTTGGCAATGTTGGTTGGGCTCCAGTCAACATTATATGGTGTCCAAAGTCTCCCTGCATTCCAATACATCAATACGCACGTTGTTGGACAACTTTCAGGAAACAAAGATCATACAGATTTATATGATAAAACTTATGGTGCGTTAGGTCGTGCTGGTGGAGATTTCCTACTCTATGGACTACCTTCTAATATTCTTCAAGCTAATATTTATTCTCGTGGTGATATTAATCCTCGTCAGATTACTATAATTCCTACTAATCTTCAAGAAGTCCCTATTATTGCAGGTTGGGGAAAATTCTTAGGATCAGTTAAAGAGACAGTTTCAAATATTGGAATGGGTGGTTCTGTCTGGGAATCAATGTTACGTGGTCTCGAACATAATGGTGTTTCAAGACCGTTAGCTGGACTTGCACAAGTTCTTCAAACTACTGTATCAGGTCAGGTCGTATCAACTTCTAACAAAGGTTCAATTTTAAGTTCACATGATTTAATGCAATGGGCATCTACAACTAGACTTGCAGGTGGCAGACCACTTGATGAAGCAGTAACGAATGATGCACTTTTCAGAGTTAATTACTATGAAAGTTCAAGACGTAAACAACTTCAAGGATTATCTGAAGCTGTTAAATCTACAATGCTTGCTGGAACTTCACCATCTGATACACAAGTAAATCAATTTGCTGAAAAATATATCTCACTCGGTGGAAAGCAAGCGAACTTTAACAAATGGATGATGGATCTTTATAAAGGAGCTAATGTATCTCAAGCCAAACAATTAGAATCTTCATTGCGTAATCCTTATGCATATAAGATGCAATTGTTAATGGGTGGAGATACAGAATGACTTCTTCAGTCACGCAAACACCTGGATTAAGATTTATTAATGCATCGGATGCGCGAGCTGAAATTCCTTTAATTTACAATCCCACTACTGGTGATTATGATCTTGCTACATCGTCCGATGGATTATTGAATGTAGCAACTTTTGTTTGGAATACAGGAACTTTAAGCTGGGATAAAGCAACTCAAGCTGGTGGCGGCGGTGGCGGCGGTGCTGCAGTAACTATTGCAGATGGTGCAGATATTGCAGAAGGTGCAACTACAGATGCTGCAGTAATTACAGATGTTGCTGGAACTATTTCTGGTAAACTTAGAGGATTGGTAAAATGGGCATTTGAGAGGATGCCTGTATCTTTAGGTCAGAAAGTAATGGCGGAATCTTTTCCAGTTACCATTGCCTCAAATCAATCTCAAATAGAGGTTTCTATTGTTGCACAAACTATTCCAGTAACAGTTGCACTTGGTGGACTGGTTACTGTATATAAACCAGTCACAGATTTAATTGGAAATTCTCCTGCAACTGCTTCTGTAGGTGTAGCTTCAGCAACAGCACTTGCTGCAAATGTGGATAGAAAAGGTGCAGTATTTGTTAATCTTTCAGTTAATACTATTTCATTTGGTCTTGATGGTTCTGCTGCAGTATTGAATAGTGGAATTACATTGACACCCTTCGGTACTTGGGTAATGGACGATTACACATTTACTATTGGTGAAATTACAGCAATTGCCTCTGCTGCTGCCTCTACTTTATCTATTCAAGAATTCCAATGACAGTTCTTAACCCTCGACCACCAGCAATTCAAGATGAAGGTTTAGCACAAGGATTTGCATACACTTTAAATTTTGTGGGTGCTGGCGTTGTTGCTACAGTAGTTGCAGGTGTTGCAACAATAACAATTGCTGGTGGTGGCGGCGGTGCTGCTACAATTGCAGCTTTTACAGCAGATTGTCCTTATCCTACGGTAGATCAAGTATTCAATGTTATTGATGCTTCAGTTACTGGAGCTTCTAAAGTATTAGTATCTACTGGTCATTATACTGATCTAGATACTAATTCTCCAGAAGACATTGACTGGAATGTTGAAAGTGTAGCAGCAGGTTCTTTTAACTTCCGTATTAGATCAAAGAACAATGAAGTAGTTGGTGGTCCATACAAATTCTTCTACATGTTAGGATAAAAAATGCCTGTATTATTTGATGCAAGAGGTAATGAGTTTCAAGGGGAATTGGACCAAATTAATGGGCAAGTAAATGTTGATGCTAGAACTGCAGTTAATACTCTTAACGCACTCAATGCGGAAGTATTACTTGACCTAAATGGTAAAGCTACATGTCTTGTAGATTTACGAACTGCTGCGGCCGTTTTAACTGTTGTTGCAGAAGTTTCAATTGATGGAGTAAATTATTTCTCCATTCCAATGTTTGCAAATCAGCAACTACTTGCTGCAGTAATCACACAAGAACAATATGTTCCTTCAGTAACTTACGCAACTACTGGTTCCGGTTCCTACACAATTGGTGTATCAGGATATCGTAGAGTTCGCATTCGCGTATCTGCATTCACATCTGGATCTGTTGCAGTTGCAATGCGGACATCTATTGCAGATCAAATCATTTTTGGCAGACCGATTCCAGCCACTTTGCATGTTACGGTAACTGCTGCTGCAAATACTGCTGCAACAATTACACTTCCAGCGGCCGGTGTTGGAATGTTCCATTATATCACATATCTCAATTGCCGTAGAAATGCAACTGCTGCACTTGCAGGTAGTGCTACATTAATTATCACATCTACTAATCTTCCAGGTACTCCTGCATGGAGTAATGGTAATGCAATGATCGCTGGAGGAACAGTTGAAGATATTGATATGCAACCAACTGTACCATTAAAATCATTAGTACCAAACACTGCAACAACTATTGTAATGCCTGCGGCCGGTGCAGCAGTTCTTAATCGTGGAAATTGTTCTTACTACGTAGGATTCTAATATGGTTGATAAAGTTGTTATCTCTCGTCACTGGAATAATCCTCAAATTTCTTACTCTATTGCTCCAGAAGGTATTAACGTTCAAACAAAGCTAGATGATTATCTTGTAGCAATGGTTGAGGAAATTGGGAATCCAGCAATTCTACTTGTAATGACAAAGAATCGATTACTCCAATTGTTAAGAGATAAGTCAACAGTTGTTTGTGAGAAGATTAAACAAGCCACTGCACAAGGAAACTAACATGAGCTTCTTTGCTGGTCTAGCTGAAATTGCAACTGGTGGATTAGGTAAAGTAATCGTTGATACAATTAAAGATTACTTTCCTCCGGACATGAGTCCAGAACAAAAAGCAAACATTCAACTCGCCGCCCAACAAATTGAATTACAACGTGCTATTGAATTCAATAAAGCTCAAAATGAAGCAGAGAAAACGTTGAATGAACGAATTGCAATGTATGAGGGTACTGCCTCAGATTTGAAATCAATTCCAGTTCTTGGCGCAGTAATGTTATTTTTGCGCGGCTCTCAGCGACCAGTTTGGGGATTTGCTACAATTCTTCTAGATTATCAAGTATTCTCTGCAAGTTGGAAACTAGACGATCCAATTATCTCAAATGCATTTTGGGTTGTTAATTTTCTAGTCCTCGGCTTTTTGTTTGGTGAACGCGCCGTTACCAACATTATGCCATTTATCACTAACATGATTCAAGCTAAGAATGGAGCTAAATAATGAGTGCACCTTTTCCAACGTACAAACACGGGAAAATCATTGTTCCAGACGATGCAGTCGATCAGCCGTATTATACTCGTGTTGTTTGTATTACAGCAGGTAATTTGGTATTTCGTGTTATTGATGCAACTACTGGATTAGAATCCGCAAGTATTACAATTGCAATGACTCCAACACAAACTCTTGATGTTGTTCCCAAAAAAGTTATGGCAACAGGCATCACTGGCACATACTTAGGGCAGATTTCAGGATGAAAACATTAATCGCATCATTATTCCTATGTGCTCCATTGCTTTCATATGCTGCATGCATTCCAATTGAATGGGGCGGTTCTGGCACTTCTTACACTGTTGGAACTACAACTTCTGGAACTTGGTATGTTTGGAACTGTTTTGAAGATGGAAAATTAGTTCCAAAAGGTAGAGTAATTGTTTCTGGTCATCGACCATCTGCTACTTGTCTTGCTGCAATTATTAATCCATTTATTGCTGTGGATGAGAAATGTAATTCTATTAATGAAGATGAAATTATTCGTTATACTAGATTACAAAAATCAGCGAAAACAGCTCAAGCAAAATTACCAAAATAATTTTTTCCACAAATGAAAAAGCCCACTTTTTATGGTGGGCTTTTTTGCATCTATTGAATTAATGAAGATCAAAGTTACCATGTTCGTTTGGTAAGATTAATGAAGTTCTTTTCTCTTTAAGTCTTCGAATAATAACTTCACAAATTCCTACAAGTTCAGCTTGGGTATAAACTCCGTCTAATGCAATCTGACAATATGCAGCAGCTTGAGCAATTTGTAGAGGAAAGTCTTTATCCTCCATTGCATTGATTGCTTCCATTAAATCTGGATGTTGATGAATTTCTCGGCCAAATTCAATAAATGCTTCAGGGAATTGAACTATTGGCATTTGAATGTTCCCAAATAAGAACCTCAATCAACTGTCTTGCTTGAAATTTAGCATCACCTAATGCATTATGTAATTCAGGATTATCTTCTTTAGGAGTGTAAGCAGTTTTTGGCGTTCTCTTTAATACAGTTCTTAAATCTCGCATCGTATTGTATACCCAAGGAATTTTAAGTCCTCGACCTTCATATGCATTACGAAGAATAGTAAAATCAAAATCAGTTCCTTTAGCCCAAAATTCTATACTATTAGCAGTAATATTGTTGGTACTAGATACCTTCTCAAACCAAACATTAAACTGATAAAGAGCTTCAGATAAGAAAGGAGATTGAGTATCTGTTTTAGGATATTTATCAATATTTTCTTTTTGCATCCACCATTCTAATGTATCAATATCAATATGCCTGTCTGCTTGTGATTGTTTTCTCTCAATAATCCGATAAAATTCATGACTAACCAACAATTCAGGACTAATATAAACTGCTCCAATTGAAAGAATTACAGTATTTGGTTTTGTACCCAATGTTTCAATATCAACCATAATCATCGCACTAACTCCGATTCAGATTTTGCTCTACCATAAACACAAAAATCAGTTCCTATTACTGGAGGTCTCATTGATATGATTTGAATTTCTACTTTAACAATTTTAGGATCTAAACCAGGTACTTGATTAATAATTGGATAAGGAGTAGGAGGATTTAACATACAAGTAAAATTATTGTCATTTATAACTCGTGCAAACTTACAATTGTTGCAATAAACAACTGGAGCTTGTGTAATGTTACCCATACATAATCTCCCAAGTTACAGGAATGATTGGACGAATGAGGGTTTTGATTGCTTCTGCGTACACTCTGATTTCGTATTGTGCGTGAGAATCAAGACGTAATTCAAGGAAATGAAGCCAATTGCGCAAATTAGATTTAGCGAAAAAACGAGTATAAGTAGCCATAGGTAAAACTGATCTTGCGAGTTCACGTGGCCATCCATTCTTTAAAAGATCTTTATACAATTCAAAGCAATTTTTATGGTGTTCATTTACAATGTAAATTGAATCTCCATATTCATTAGAAACAGAAGCAGATATCATTCTAGATTGTTTATTTTTTTCATCTTGTTTACCAATAACAATTGTGTCAGGAACATAATATTCTTCAGGCAGTTCCGTGTATCTTGCACTCACTTCGTTGTATGATTGAGTCCGATGACGATGCCACTGACGAGCAACGAAAATAGGACATTTAATTTCAAACTGGAACTCCACAGCCTCAAACGGGGACGTGTGTTTATTCCGCCAGAGGAAGCGTAAAAGTTTTTCATCCGATTTCTCATCATCGCCAGATCGCCAATCAGCAGAATAAGAAACGCGAGCGCTACGCACAATACTAAGATCAGAACCCATTGAATCAACCAAACGAACATATCCATGATCTAATACCTCAATGAATGAGTTATCTACAGTAATGTTCATGAGCAATCCTTAAAAGCTTCTTCACAACAAGCATAACATAAACCAAATGCAATGTGTTGTCCCAAAGATAATAATTCAGAACAACCTCCACACTTAACGTCTGTCATTGAATCTTCTGTTAATGTTGATCCTGTTGTTGGATCAAATATTTCATGATCCATATCAGCAGTTAGATATTCCATATTTTGTTCTAAAAAATCAAAGATATTAGGATGTTGAGGGGTTATCTCCATCGGTTTTGTCTCTGCGAAGTCTGGCTTGTTCATCTGAATACTCCAGGTTTTGATACCGTGTAGATAATTTCATTGCATTAGCTTGAAGTACAACATCATCTGTGATTCCATAAAAATTTTGAATTGCTTGTAAATAAAATCTCATGTCACCAATTTCTTCAATAAGATTTGTAATGTTTAATTCTTGTTCATAATCAAGATGTTTCTTAAGACAATCAGTAATTTCACCAGCCTCAGAACAAATTCCGCGGGCAGCATGACTGAGCATTTTATAATCAGATTGGATCTTAAAAAGCTTACGAACAAACTGATCGTACCGAATTGGAACAAAAGTGACACTTTCACCATCATTGTTTTTTAATGGAACAGAAACCCACGAAGGGCACATTAATGAACTCATAATTTCTTCCTTCTTTCTTCCTCAGTAAGATATGAATAATCAACAAGACCTAAATGTGATTCATCAATTGGTTTTTTATTTGGGAGAAAACCTAAGGATTGAATCATTTGTATTTTCTCTGCGGCCGCAAGATTTGTAAGAATCTCTGAAAGTTCAGTTCTTTTATCCAAATCTTGGTGAACTTGTTTCCAAATATCTGTAAAAGATACTACACTTTCCGCGGCATCAATGTATTGAATAACTTTATTGACTACCGACGAATGTTTAGATGCCCCAAATTCTCCCAGAGCTTTAGGCATAAACATTTCAGTATATGTGAGAACTGTATTGGCTCTGAGAACTGAAATGGCAGAAATCTTGCTATCACCAGCACTAATAGAATGTATAAGAGCAAGCTTAAGAAGATGAATATATCGACGGTTAGAATAGGATTTGAATCTAATATCATCTATATCTTTCTGTGTGGTATAAATCTTTTCCAATAATTTATCTGCCTCAGGTTCAATCTCATATTCACCTATACAATTTGTCATGAGAGTTAACAAGTGATTATGAACAACTGATCTTTCTGCGGCGGTCGGTATATGAGGCTTATAAATTCTATCTGTTCTTTTTTCTGAATATACAAATAACATTCTAGAGAAGAATCCTTGTTCAAGCATATGAGGCTTGAAACATCGCATTAGGTTTGAAAGTGTATTACCTCCTAATATTGTAATTGTTGCATTCTTAAAAAATACTGGTTTTGAATTTTTTAATTTATATTCGAAGATTCCATTATGGTCAAACATATCTCCAAGGAAGGAAGCAAAATTTATGTTTCCTTCTCCGATCCAATTGTTAAACTCATCGGCTGCAACAAAGATATTTGCGTCGGCCAATATATCTGTACCATTGAATCCAAGATTATGATTGAGCATTTCTTCTCCGGAAATTCCTGCTCCAGAGAGTTCAGAGAGTTTAATAATGAAACCTTCTTCAGAATTCTTCTTTGGGGCAAAATTTTCATAACCAACTTCGGACATAACTTGTGTCCATTGTTTAATGGCTGTAGATTTTCTTGCACCAGATTCTCCCATTAACATTACAAATAAATTTGCATATATCTTATCAGCTCCAAATGGTAACCAAACTCGTCTTTCCAACAATGCACCTAATCCTGCTATCGCACACCATCGTCGATAGAATGTTGGAACCTCTGTTCCTCTGCAAAAATGCAGATAGTCAGAGATGAAATCAGCCATTGGCTATTTCTTTTGAATCGCCGGACAGTTATACATATGACCATAACCTTTTTGTCCACATTCAGAACAAATTGGTAATGGTTCTGTAAGAATTACCTTCTGAGTTTCTATAACTTTAGTTCGTGTCTTTTGTTGTTTATAATAATCTTGCCTGCTGCTACCAAGCTCAATTCTATCAGCTAATTCCTTCCATTCTGGTGGTAAATCTTCACCGCAATTAAGCGCCTTATTCATAATGTCATGAATAAAAGAATGAATTGCTTCAGGTGTATTTAAATGAATTGTCACCTGATCTAAAATACCGTCCTTAAAAAATGGAACACCTCGTATATCAAGTGTCATGCCCAATTCTCCAAGACTTTGTGGTTGGATTAAAAATTATATAACAGTCGTGGAATTCATTGTTTTCAGAATTCCATTCTACTACCTTAATTTCAAACGCTTCAATTCCATTACTCGCTCCAGTAGCTAGAAAAGAATGATATTCTAACACACTGATATACGCAGTGAACCAGGCAGAATCTGGTTTTAATCTAATAGATATAGACACCTGTGGATAAGGAATTGTTTCAGATTCGTCCATGTGATATAGTCCTAGTAAAAGTTTTACGAAATTCAGATTCAGTTTTACCGTAGAATAATGAACTAACTAGTTTTTGATATACAACTACAGGCTCATGAATCCATTTAGTTTTACCTTTAAAATCTACAAGCATGAGAACAGTTCTATAAACACCTCCAGATCTTTCATGAATGTAGGTTACGTTCATTAGAATCTTATCTGTAGCTGGAATCATTCTTCAATCTCCACACGAATTGGAGGCATTGTAAAACCTAAAACTGCTACACGAACTTTTTTACCTTGTTGAAGTGCTCGAATTTCAAGTGCTGTTGGTTCCCAATAAGTTTGTACCTCCATACTACCATCACTATATTGTACACGTGTTATGGGGGCAGCAGAACATTCATTATGAGATAGTTCTTTTGGTGCTGAAAGTACACCATTGTTACTTGGGTGTTGTGTTAATCTCATTCTGTTTCACTCCAGTATTTGACGCCCTTATTATCCTTTCCCATTTTAAGGTCGGCGGGAACAGTGAAAGTACGATATACGTTGTCGATACTCTTAATGGTAACAGGAATCTCCATGAGTTGTTTGACTTTTTGAGCGAGATGAATATAGCCGTCTCTGAATTGGAACTTAATACTGTCATGTATCTGAGGACCGAGTTTGAAATTTCCTGCCTCCGGAAGTGCAACTTCGGTAAAGACCAAGAGATAAGCTTCATTCAGAGTTCTCGCATTTAAAGATTGCGGCGGATGCGCAACATAAGAATTCAGATCCATCTTATTCTTATCAGGATGGCCAAAACAATATCTAGTCCAATCACCATCTTCTATGTATTCTTTGGCATTTGGGTAATTGGCTTCATTATAAGGCGTATGATGGTATACCCTGGAAATCCACACCTTCTTTTTGACGATTTCAGCGACCACATACGGATAATAAACTTCCCTGATATCTGGGTACGCTCTATGAAAACATTCAAGTAGATATAACGCAACTTGAGTAAGAGACCAAAGCTTCGATAGACGCAAAAGTTTTCTTGCTTCTTCGATTTTATCTTCACCCATTGTATCAATGAGAACTTGGGCTCCCATGTTGTACGTTGCTCCATGATTTGTCCTCTTTGCGAGATCACGGAGCTTCTTATCCAAAACTTTTCTGGTGTTATCGTCAAAGATTTTGTCATAAGAAATACCAAAGAACAGGGAGGCGTTAACTGCGTGAAAATCTTGCGGCGATGATACCGCAATAATCATCTTTTTAGATCCACTTATATATGCAGTATCCCAGGATTCAGCTTTTGAGAGATCACACTCTGCATAAAGAAACCCTTTATCTGCAACATAGGTTTCTCTAACAATTGGACCTTCGCGAATTGGAATATTGTGTTGATTAAATCCACACCAGAAATGATGTTCTCTACTAGCACAACGTCCAGTATCAGTTCCATGTGGATTCATTGCACTGAGAAGTCTACCAGAATATTCTTTTGCTTTCTCTCCAACTTGAAGATACGTGGAAACTAATTTTACCCATCCACGAATATCTAAAATGGAAGTGAGAATACGTTGATTGAGGGGATGACGCAGTATCGCCTTTTTAAGATGGATTTCATCTGAGGAGATTTCAGCCAAATCTTCACAACCGAGGATGGTAAGTAAGGTTTTAACCTGTTTCGGCGAGTTCGAGTTGAAAGATGCATTCCCGACCATCTTCCTGAGAGAAATCTCCGCCTTAGCAATTTTAGCCGATACCTCGGCGTTCTTTTCTTTGAGCCTTTTTTCATCTCGTTTCTCTCCTGTCATTTCATAGAGAATACAAGGAAAATTAACTGGGAACTCTAGAACATAGTTCCGTTTCGCCCAGTCAGGCATTTCTTCAATCAATGCAATTAGGGCATTTACAGTTGCCCATCCATCTGTTGCATTGTATCTATAATATTGTTCAAGATCATGAGTGTCAGCAAGATCTTTCCAATATTGAACACTCCGAAGAACAAAAGCATTAATGAATGCTAAATCCTTCGGAAGTTCTGAATGCCATGAGTGCATTAAATGCGCTGTGTCCCACACCCAATTGTATAATATAATGCCATGCCTAAGCAAATAAGCATTATCATATTTACCATTCTGTGTGGCTTTTGGTGCAGGAAGTGAAGCAAACTTACGAATCCATAGAAGATTGAATAAAGAATCTGCAGGAATAACAATTGAATGAGTAGTAAGACTAGCGTTAGGCGCCACAAACAAAGCAGTAAAATTAATACAACGAATTGCTGTGTGTTCTTTAAATGTTTCAATATCCACTGCAATAATAAAGGCTGTTTTATAGAGCTCATAGAATTTCTCAAAGTTAGATGGTGTACCAACGTCCCAACGAAATTCTGTAGGCTCCCGCCATATTTGCGGCGAAGTTAGTTTTGAAATATATCGGGCGATGAGGAATCGTCCATAATTAACAGTGAACAATTGTTTAAGTTCGGGAATAAATACAATCTCAACTCCGTCCCGTTTGAATAAGGAACCGGAATAATCTTTAAGAGAAACAGTCGATTTAACATTTCCTTGTTGTGCGAGAAGTTTCTTAAGAATTTCTTTATTAGTCGATATAACTCCATTGATATCTCGCTTCTTGCAATAAAGAATTAATTCAGTAACTGTATCAACTGATTTAGTATAAACATAACAAGAATGCCCACCGAAGTATGGCTTCAAATGGGCAAGATAATTCTCGTCATTAACTGTGCCGAGAAACAGTTTATTGGACATTTTTACTCAGAAAGTACTTGAGGAGGCTCTTGAGGAATTGCTTCATATTGTTCTTGAAAACTTTCATTTGATAAAGCAAAAATTTGACCCCCAGAAGTTCTAACAATCCAAGCACCTGGACTTACAAGAAAGCTTGAGAATCGAATTGATCTAGTATCTGCTTCAATTTTAAATGTACCATCAAGAATTTTTGCAATTACCCATTTTGGAGGTAGTTCTCTTATAGTCCCATTAAAGTCTTCTAATTGATATGCATCAACTGTTTTATTTCTTAATTGATAGTTCATTGTGAAGCTCCAAAGAATGGGCCGGAATATTTCTACTCCGACCCTTGGTTTAGTTATTCAAACGCAACTGACTTGATTTGCGTAAAGATTTGATCTTTATTGTTCTTATTCACACGAGCAGTTGTGGTGAATAAAGCTTCACAGTTCTGTGCAGCAGCCATAATTGCAGAAAGAGAAGATCCATCAGGCAGTTTAAGACCTGAAGCCAAATCTTTCAGCAGATTCTTAAGTGCTCCTTGTCCAAACTCATTACTGAGTTGGTACATAACTGTGGTTTCATCACCAGGATTCAGCGGTGCATCTACCTTATCGTCAGCCAGTTCCTTTGTCTCAATTGCAGACAACTTTGCGTGGATTGTGACTTCCTTAGGCTTATTCTTTTCGGCGGCCTTGACTTTAGTTTCAAATGTCAACTTTGCCTTATGAACACCTGCGGGATATGGCTTGAATTCAGGCAGATCAGGAAGATCGTCAAGAGTTGCATCAAGCAGTGCATCAACTTCGTTAGTCATGGTAAGTAAGTCCTTAAAAAATAATCAAGTTTAAGTCTTAAATCATTCAATGATCCATCATTTAGTAATTCATAATATGCATCTCCTTCTAAAGTAGTAAAACCAAGTTCAGATCTATGATCAGTTATTCCAGCTATTGAAGTAACTCCTGGTCGAATAATATTAATCAATAGATTGCCAGGTACAGCAAGAATCCAGTTAGCTTCGTTTTGAAATCTTACATCACAAATAACTGCGTAGTTATTGTCTCTATCATTAAGTTCACATCCAAGTCTATGAATCCAAAAATTTTCTGCAATACTTGGAACAAGATTTCTTATAATATCTCGTGTTGCTTCTGTTCCTTCAAATTGAAGAATTGCTCTCGGTGTTACTCCCCAATTTGGATGAATTGTTTCTTTAAGTTTACTATCATAAAACCAATCAGTTGGAATATAGTATTTTATAGTACAATATTGCTTTAGAGCGTCTGCAAAATTTTGTTTGTGTACTTTATTACTTCTATATTCTGATACCCAATCAACAATCATTGCTCCAGCAGTATCTTTACCTGAACCAGCTTTTCCAGCTACTCCAATAATTATTGTCATCTTTAGCTTTTCTTAAGTAGATCTTTCAATGTCATTTTAGCATTTTCTAGTTGAGAAGATTGAGTTGCAGGAGTTTCAGCAATAACTTCCTCAACAATTTTCGTGGATGGAATGAGGCCAGAAAAGATCGGAATCAGCGACGGTTCAGCTAATTTCTCAATCTCAAAATCTGTTCTACTTTTTGTGAGAATAGTATTAGAGTACGTAGATGCAGAATATGCTCTGTGTTTCTTATTTATCACATCCGTATACACTACGTGACTAAAAGCTTTTGCCACCTTAGTGGACATATCTTTTGAGCCAAAGGATGGAACAAGTTTAACTCTATTATCTTCCAAAGTTGCTTCAATTGCATGAAAGATAACTACAAGATTATATTTTGCAGCCTGCCATTCAGATGTGAAGAACTCAGTCCATTTACGAACTGCACCCCAATCATCCCATTCCGGTTTATAATCAACGTCATGCTCTTTTGTTGCATGAGCTAATGCTGATAGTGCGAGCTGAGAACCTGTATCAAATACAACAATGTCTCTATCAGATTCTAGCTTTGTAAAATCTAATTTTGTTCCTGGTTTACCTGACTTTTGACAGATCTTACAATCATAGATTCCATGAGTATCACAAATAAATCCGCGACCTCTATTCTTAAAGAGTTTCAAAAGCGTATCACAGGCGGCGGGGAATACAGCAGAATCTGGGATATCAATTAATTCAACATTTGGCCACCAGACTTTTGGTAGTTTTAAAAGAATGTCTGCATCATTATCTAATGTGAACCACCAGAGTTTATATTTCTCGGCAAGTTTTGATACAAGAGTTGATTTACCTGTACCAGAAAGTCCCATTACACAAACTCTAGTTGTAGATGAAGCTTCTTTATCTTCAAGATTCATACAGTTTTCCTGAGTTGTGCTTCAATAAGATCATGCATTGATACATTAATTTGATATTCAACCTTATCTTCATCAGTATCTGGATTATATTTCGTGGCAAGATATTCAATATCCATTCCACAAGTTTGATAATATTGACATGGACGATAATAATCATAACAACTCTCACCTCGCTGAGGATAGAATTGTGCTTCATCGTATTTTGTAATAAGATCACAATCAAAAATTACATCTTGAATCCAATGTGCACGTTGGAGAAAAGATTTAGGAAAGAAAAAAGGAAATTCCTCCATCGTCGTGGAAGAATAACAGAGATATAACACATCATATGAAGAAAGGTCAGGGAATAAATGGTCTAGTACAATCGAATAACCAATAGCTTGTGCAGAGTTTTTATATTTCTCTGGCGCTTCGGTTCTGTTCTTTGTAGTTTTTCTTTCAAGAACACCGATTTTACCATTTACACAATTAATAAGAACTGCATCAACATGTCCACGATATCTGAATCCGTTTGGAAGATTGATGCAGAATGAGAATTCTATAGCAGGTTTTCCTTCCCACTCCAGAATTACCCAATCTTTTAGGAAACCTGCTTTTCTGGCGTAGTACAACTTCATTAAGCATGCAAGAGCACTGAAGAATGATTTCTTCGCCCTTTCGTCTTCCAGAAGTATATTTAACGGATACTTTGTATATACCTGCCAAAATATTTCCTTCAAATCATACTTATCTGTAAAGATTAGTTGTGTTCCTAATCCTACCGCGTGCCCATAAGCAAACGTAATGCTCTCAATCGTTGAATCTTCTGCTCTTCCTGCATGGAGTTTGTAGAGTTGGTATTTTCTTGGACAGGCGTGGAGGAGATTACCTGAGGAGTAGGAGAGTTGTTTGAGTCTATAATCAACTTCACCGGGAATCTTAACGTATGGTTCTTTGGCTGGCGCCGTAGGGACAACAACATTAAGGAATTCGTCTGCATCCAGCATATAATTTCTTTCTGAGCTTTAGGAGAAATCCAAGGTAAAGGATCTAGAAGAGCTTCTAATTCAACTCTACCTGCTGGATTTATTGACTCAAGCACTTTGAGAAGCTCTATGTAGAGTTCTTTCTCAATTGTACGATATTCGTTATGGGAATAATTAAACTCTGGATAGTACCATGAAAGCCAATCCAGAAGTTCCCAACGATTCCACTGTAATTTCCACGCAAGAATTACAGATGCAGCTTCTTTAGAGATCATCGACGCCAAGATTTTTCAATTTTGCGCCTGTACTCTTAGCTTTTGTAATTGACTGAGTTATGTAAGTATTAGTTTGACGTTCAAGACCAGAAAAGACAATAGCAATTTCTTCTTCAGAAGCAAGAGTTACATTGTCTGGATCTTTACGTAATGCTTCATGAATCTTCTTAAGGAGAATTGGAGTATCTGGGAGTCTATCTTTAACAGATTTTTCCAAAAGAAGAATATCTTGTTGAAGTTCAATAGGTAATGCGGAAGTCATTCTGACAACTCCTCATGAAGTTTACGAGCAAACCAATCTGTGAGAATCATCTTATATTCACTGGTGTTCTTATTGTATGAGCCAGCTTCAATTTGTGAGTATGGAATCCATTTCGCTTTCGGCGGCTCAATCTTCTCTAAATCAATTTCTTCAATCTTTACAAGAACTGCTAAACCACTTGGTGAGTCTCGAACTTTAGTTCCAATAACTTCAGTTCCTCCAGTAAAACCAGTCCAAGTTGATCTCATAAATCTTCCAAATTAAAACGTTTTCGTACAATTTGCAGAGTAAAAGTAATTACAGGACCAGAGCGAGCTAATACAAGTCTCGCATACTGATCCTGTTCAGACAGAAGTAATTTATGTACTAAATCCTTCCACTTTTCTTTCTTTACTGCTTTTATAATTCGTGCATGATAATGACGTGGTGAAGTAACAGAAACTCTCTGGTCTTGTTTTAATCTATTCCAGATCGTTTCATATTGCCGCATATTGAATTACACTGTATTTTAATACAATTCAATATTAGGTGTTCCCCAAATCTCTAAGCCGCTGGGCCTACGAACGTTTACGGTTACCGTGAAACCTTTTGCATCGTATCAGGATACCTAATACCTTAATGTGCAAAAGCTGTAGGACGGTCCTCTGAGATTGGGGAACATAGAAATTATTTGGTAGTTATTAACGAGGATACCAGCCTCGCGTTTCACTCAATCGCTTCCGACGATTAATCCCCTAAGAGATCCTGAGTGAAACTTACAGATTTGCCAACGCTTCAGCCTTATCCTTCGCAGACAGAAGATCCTTAGCCTTCTTCCCAAGGAATTCGAGAACATCAACGAAATCCTCAGATTTATTGCCGGGCGCTTCCATATACATAGAAAGATAGGTGGCGAGCTTTTCCACAACTCCCAGATTGCCAGTCACATCACGGAACTTACGAACAAAGATTTGCGCAGCTTGTGCAACTGCCTCGGCAGACTTCCCAGTAACCGCAGGCATAACCTTGCAATAATCCTCCGCAAATGCATCCCAAGTATCCTTGGAAATGCCAGCTCCACGACGAGAAGCACGATCCATATTTGCAATGAATTCCCAGGTGGCTTGATCCATCGGGAAATTGGCTTGCGAAATGTCTTCCTTTTCATTCACAATCGAACGAATTTGATCCTGATAAACTGCGTTAACAGCTTCTTGAATCAATGCGGCAGACTTGGACGGAACTTCAATTTGATTTCCAGCAGCATCCTTAATTGGATTGCCTTTTTCATCAACTCCAGGCATTGTGCCAGAACACAACTTAGCAATGGTTGAAAGAGAGATGGTGGGAACTACAATTTGAACTGCATCACGCTTGTTCCCGAGTTTATCTTCCTTGAATCGGAATTTGAACTCAGACAGAACAGTACCTTCCTGGACAGTAACTTCAGACATTTTGATTTCCTATTTGTTTCGATGATGAGAGATTTTTTAATCGGACCTCTCGAAAACCGATGCGCGGAGTATGACAGAATCCGGGGTGCGTGTCAACCCCCCTCGGGCGATGAATCTTTAGAGAATATTAATAATTTTCACAAGATCTTTTGGATTCATTATAGCAACTTTGCCGGACATCATATAAGCCGTTCCTTCTGGAATTATTGAAGTAACTCCAAAAAACTCTAAGGACCACTTATTTATTTCTTCTCTAAATCCTTTAGGCCATGGAACTCCTGGAATAACTTCAGAAGGAAGTTCATATTTTGGACGGGTTAATGCCTTTATAATTTTTATTCCAAATAAATTAAGATAATCATCAGTCATTTACACCACCTATGAATAAAGTTAAATAACCTTTCTGAGATTTCCTCAACTTTTTGAACTTTTCCGCATTTCAAGCATTGGTATGTCTTCCACGGTGTTACTAAGTATTGGGAGTTGTTCTGTAATAATATTTGGTTTCCACTGTCCATTTGGCATCCAACCACCTCTCCTATTTTGTTCAAATCTTGCCCACTCCATCATTACATTACTAAAAAATTCTTCAGGACTTCCACTTGTCTCATACATCCAAACTTGTAAGAGTGGATGACAGGTTAGATAGAAGTCTCGAAGATGTACAGGAAGATATAAATCTGCTAGTTTTTGTGCATCTCCATTGGCAAACTTTTTAACAGTTATTTGTTTCATGAGTATGACCTAGTTAAGATTCAATAATTGTCGGTTTCCATCTAGAATCTACTTTCCAAGCTTTGGTTACAGTTCTTTCTACTGCAACAACAAAATCAATAGAAGAGGTGCTTTGCTCATATAAAGCAACCTGTAAAGCTGGATTATAAGATAACCAAGCTTCGTGCAAATGTTGAGGAAGATATTGCTTAGCCAAGAACTCGGCGTCACCAGGGGCAAAACTTTTCATGATTTAGCCTTATAAAGAAGTTGACCATTTGGTAAACGTAAGCTACCAATAAAGAGTTTACATTTCCATAAATCACGTATTGTATATCCAACTGCAAAAATACATCTTGGTCTTATAGAATATCTATGTGCATAAATATGCCACCTTCCATCTTCAAAAATAATGTGAGGTTTATTCTTCAAAATCTCCTTCGCCATACTTACCTTTGAAATACTCTGCTTTCTCGGAAAGTGTGTTTCCCTTAATTCTCTGAGATTGAATTCCTTTAACAAACGTCTCAGGTTCGCAAATAACATAAAGTTCCTCCTTGGCGCGGGTTACAGCAGTATATAACAACTCACGTTGCATCATAACTGCGTGAGATTGATGAAGAATTAAAAATACTTTTCTCCACTCAGAACCCTGTGCTTTGTGGATTGTAATTGCATATCCATGAAGCATTCCATTTACTGCGGCGGCGGAATCAACCACTACTTCTTTTTCTGAATCTGAAAGGAGAATTGTAATCTTATGCGAACATTGGCGGACCCGATCCTCTTTACTTCCTGCGACTTGAGACAAAACAAAATCAACGTCGTCAATTGATCCCTCGTTTTTGTATCCAGGTTCCTCTTTAGTTCCAACTCTGTGGCCCCAATAGTTAAGATTAATCGAGGGTTTGTTAAACGGTGCTCCTGAATAAGCCGGGTTAGTTTCAATACGCGTGATGACTCCATCGTTTTTCTCATACATCACCTTATCACCTTCTGAATAATAAACTTTATTGTATCCAGCTACAATCTCATGCACAATTGCATTTCGTTTCCATGCAAGATGAGTTGCAATGTGCTTATTTACTTCTAAAGTTCCAAAGGCTTCATTAAATGGCATTAGAATCATATCTTCTTCAGGATCATAAGCTCCAGAATCCGCTCCCTGAGCAAAGAAATGTGCAATAGTCGCGGTTGCTGCCGTAGGAGATATTTTCTTCTTCCATGGGTGAATTTTAAGTTTCCCAGGGAAATGCCATTCTCCAAATTCTTTTTCTTCAATTGGGACACCAGACAAGATTCTGTGTGCAAGACGAAGTATTGGAGATTCCAATGCCTGTCTGTAAACTTCTGTAAGTTCAATAACACGAAGGGTTTGAAGTTTGAATCCGAGGATAGCAGGTCCAAAGATAGGCGGCAACTGTTGAATGTCTCCCAGGAAGATTTCTTGGAACTCATGAGGCATTGCATCCTGATTTAATTTATAAAGATCAAGACCAAGCATTGAAGCTTCTTCATATGCAATTACTCGAACCGTCGATGAGATTGGATTGTATTTATGTCGCGCCGGTTCAAACTTCATTGTCTTTCTCATCTCACCAGTTTTTTCATCAAAAATCTCATAAATAACTGGCTCGAATTCAAGAAACTTATGGTTTGTTATACAGTTGGCTGCAAGATCTTCTGAAACATTCTTACGGATATTGTTAACAGCTCGTCTAGTGTAAGCTGTGATAGCAATTCCAGGTGTTCCTGCGTGAAGGTGTTTATGTCCGAAATCTGAGATAGGAGGAACTCTGCCCGATTTGATGAGCGATTCTGTTGCTGCGCGCATCGCAGTAGTTTTTCCAGTTCCTGCCGCTCCGATAAGAACCACAGATTCTCCATTTGAGATTGCAGTAACAAATTCTGTTTGTCCTTCATTGAGTAATATCTCGTTTCCGTACTTATCAAGAGACTTAAGTCCGTGGGTTTCAAGTCCTGTGATAGATTCTTGATCATTTGAAATGATTGGAGTAGTTTCTTGTGAATTTTCCTTTTCCGTTGCTGCTCTAGCTGCTTTTCGTGCTTGGATTTTTGCATATAATGCCTCTAATGCAGAGGGTTTAATTGTTTCCATGATTCATAAACTCTGGTTCAGGACGATTTGTCCAGGTCATTTGTTTTCCTTCAGATGCCCAAAGTAATTGTTTTGCTTTATAATAACGTCTATATTTTTCTACGTCA